TATTCGTTCCCATTTTGTAGTAGTAATCTAATACTCTTTTAATTCTTTGTAATGGTGATTGTTTCATTTTAAAAAAACGATTAGCCTATACATCGTGAGGTTTTAAAGATAAGTTATATAAAATCAAATCACGTAATTAATATTATCTTATCTTTTGGTTAATTAAAATAAAGTTTCTTGTTTAACAGTTTCTTTAAATCTTTTTTCAGCTTCTTGAAGATTCAATTTAGCTTGTTTAAAGTAACTATCTTTTAACTCGATACCTATTGCTTTTCTACCCATTGAAACAGGACTAAATACTTCACTACCTACACCCATAAAAGGAGTTAAAACAACTTCATTCGGATTTGAATATAATTCAACTAATCTATCAATTACATCAAGTTGTAGAGGGTGTACATGCTTTTCGTCATCTTCTTCTTTTGAATCCCTAAAAGGTAAAACATTATCAATTCTAATGTCATCCCAAACACTCGAAGCATAACGTTGCCAAATGTAATGATTCAATTTAGTAATTTTATCATCTTCATTTATATTGTTTAAGTGTTCCCAAAGTTGAACCTCGTTTAAATCTGAATTATTAGCATTATTCCACGCTCTCAAAATGTTTGGCAAAATTGGAATTTCACCAGCATAATGATTCATTCCAAAAGGGTGTGTTACTGGTGTTTTATTTTCTCCTTTTTTAGTAAAAACTAAAACATAGTCAGGCATTGCTGTAAAGCACTTTGTACTATCTTCTACTATAAATTTATGCATTAAAGATTGTACCATTGTACGCATACGAACTTTTAAAGGTTCTTTCCAAATTGTAATTCTATTACGATATTCAAAACCGTATTTTGTATGGATTCTAATTATTTCGTTTGGAAAATCCCAAAGCCTACAAGTATTATCAAAAACATCGGTACAATGTACAGCGGTTATACGACCAGACTTTGTAACTCTTGCAATTTCAGCTACTAAAAATTCGTATTGTTGCAAAAATTGTTCTTTATTTTCACAATTACTAAAATCATTTTCAGAACTTGAATAATTGTAAAGTCCTGCAAAAGGTGGACTATAAATTGATAAATCTATACTTTCATTTTCTAAAGTAGGCATTACTAACATACAATCACTGTTATAGATTGCGTAGTTATCTGTTACGATTTGTTCTTTTACTTTGTTTTCCATGTTATAAAAATTTTGGTTTAATTAAATCTTTGTTAAATTCTTTTACTTTGTGTTCAAATGAACGGTTAACATTTTCAGTTAAATTTTTATGTAGTTGTATTGCTTTTTGTGTTTTTTGTTCTAAGGCTTCTAATACCCTTGTTTGACCATCAGATATAACCATATCAATAGTAACGTCTTTTGTTTGTCCGAACCTCCAAAAACGTCTTATAGCTTGGTAGTATTGTTCGTATGACCAAGTAGGAAAAAATACAGAATGATTACAATGTTGCCAATTTAACCCCATTGAAGTCATTTTTGCTTTTGTTATAAGTCTTTCAATTTCTCCGTTTGCAAAAGCTAAAAGTATTTCTTCTTTTTTATCGATTGATTGACTACCTATAATTTCAACAGCTTTTGAATCACTTGCTTTTAAAATGCTACTTTCATTATTTGTGTTACACCAATAAACAGAAGTTTTACCACTTGCTAATTCAATAGCTTTCTCACATCTTTTTTCTTCTGTTTGCTTTTGTTCATGTCTAACTTCTGTCATTGATTTTGCAATAGGTGTAAACATTTGTATTTGTCCGTTTACATCTATTAAAGATTGATTTTCTACAACGTGTCTACGAATATTTAATTCAGGTAAATTATACATATCGTTACTAAAACCTAAATCGCTTGGCATTTTTGCCATAATTGACCATTGATTAACCCACGCAAAGAAATCCTTTTCCGCATGAGGTTTTAAATAAAACTTTTCTCCTATATTACGATTATTTGAATCTACGCTATTTTGGTTGTTTTTAAAAAACTTACCTAACATATCCATATAACCCATATATCCTAAAGCCTCGCTACTTGTTCCTAATTCTATAAAATCGTTTGGACTTGGTGTAGCTGTACTTAAAAAGCGATAAGGTATTTTTTTAACAAAACTTGTAACTTCTTGTTTAATTTTACCATCAAAATTTTTAAGTATTGAACTTTCATCTAAAATAATACCTTCAAAATCATTTTCATTAAAATAGTGTAAACGTTCGTAATTGCAAACGACTATTTTTTTAGTATGTTTTCCGTCTTTTGAATATTCAATATCGTCTATACCTAATTTTTCAGCTTCTAAAATAAATTGAAATGCAACAGCTAATGGAGTTAATATCAATACTTTTTTATTTGTATGATTAACAATATTTTTAGCTAAAGAAAGTTGTACTAATGTCTTACCTAAACCAGTGTCTAAAAATACAGCACTACGACCTTTTAAAATAGCTTTTTCAATAACAAACTTTTGAAAATCAAATGCTATATCTGGAATATAATTTGCTTCAAACCCAAAGTTACCTATCGAGTGTCTTTTTGATTCTAAAAATTTTTCATATTGTGTCATAACTTATTTATTTTTTCAATTTCTAATTTTTTCCAAGTTCCGTTTTTTAATCTACTGTCTAAAGTAGGTCTGCTGATTCCTAATTTTTCAGCGAGTTCTTTTTTTTCGTACTTCAAAAGAAGTAATTTAATTTTTTCTTCCATTTGTAAAATTTTTTACGTTATTAAGTTTAAAAATAGCGGACACTATATCCGCTTTGTTGAGTACAAATATATAAATTTATTTTAATAAATACCTAATTTTTTTATTTTTTATTTCATCAGGTGTATTATTTGCCACTTCAATAGCTTTTAATCTGTTATCTTTTTGGATTTCGTAAGCGGTCGGTATTCTTTTACCTACTGTTACTATTGTTTTACGTTTGGATAATTTGCTCATAAATTTTAAAATCTTCGTTAGTCCAGTTTTTGTAAACCTTGTCGTTTAAATATGTGTTAATTTTTCTTAAATTTTTAGCCACTTCTAAAATGTGCGGTCTTTTAATTTTTGATTTTATTTCGTCTATTTTATTTTTTCTAATAGTTACAATGTTAGGTTTGGATAATTGTTTAACTTTGATTCTTAATGCATCAAAATCGTTTTTTTCTTTAACTTTTAAAAATAAAAACTCATTTGATTTTTTAAGTAATGATTTATCCTTTTTTTGATAACATTCTAAAATCATTTTAAAATACACATCATTCTTATAATTGTTATATGTTCTTAAAATGTAAAAAACAGTTGTCCTATCCTTTTTAAGATTTTCAGCTATTTCTATAATATTCATATTTTCAATATTTTCTTTCGTATAGATAGCCCTTAAATAAACGAATAATTTATCACGTTTATTTGTTGTGATGTCTATGCCGTAAAATTCTTTTATTTCGTGTGGTGTCATTTTTATTTTTCTTTAATTAAGTAATACCATAGCCAAATTATTTTTGACCTTAAAAATTCGTAAGCTATCCAGATTAAAATGTATTTCATAATTAAATTATTTTATCAAAAAATACCACTCCTTTTTTTCTCGCTATTTCGATGTTATCAATAAACTTTTTAATGAACTCGCTTAAAAGAATTGCATCTGCTTCGTTTAGTTCTGCAATTTGAGTAATCATTCTTTGTTTCATATTTAAACTATTAAGAGCAAATTCTGCGTCGTTTCTGTAAACTTCGTTATAATGCTTAATTGTTTTTACTTCAAGTGCGTTGTGAAACATATTACCATACTTTTTTTCAAGTCCGGTAAGATTGTAATTATCAAATATATCTAAAAATAATTGTGCAGTTAAAAGCAATTCCAATGCGTTGTGTGTTTCTTTATTTCGTTCCATTTTCTTGTAACCATAATTTAATAACGTTAATACTTTTTTCTAAATCTGTTTTAAATTCGCCTTTCTTTTCTGCTCTTTCTAATCTTTTAACTATATCAAAAAGATATGGATTCCAATTTCTTTCTGTTGCTACCTTATAAAGTGTACCTTTACTATTATCGTAGTGTTTAGGTGTGTCTAAAGTTTCATCTAAATATGTCATTATTCGTAAGATTTAATAAATTGGTCTAATGCGTTTTTTTCATTTGGTGTTAACTCGCTTAATATTTTTCCGTTAACTGTCCATTTTCCGTTAATTACTTCTATTGTTAGTTTCATATTTCTTTTATTTCTCTAATTTTTACTAATCTAAATGCTTCCCTAAATGATTTATATGCCTCGTCAAAATTAGAAGCGTATATTTCAACTTCTCTATCGATGCACTCGTCTCCTGTTTCTTTCCAGAAATAAACTCTAAATTTTTTCATAATTAATTGTTGTTAAAAAGTTCGTCTAATATTGTAATAAAATCTTTGTCGTTCTTGGCCAAGTCTTGAACTAAATGATGTGCATCAGACACGCTTAAATTAGTCCATCCGTAGGTATTTTTTAGGTTTGAAATAATACTACCATACAAAGTAGGATATGTTATTTGGTTGCTTAATAATTTAAATTGATTTCTTTCTGATAATCGTTCCCAAAGTGTTTTCATTATTTTTTAGTTTTAAAGATTAATATTCCACATATAAGTAATGCACCTGACATTACAATAAAATTATCGGTACTCATTCCGATAGTTGCAACTGATAAAAAGATAATTGTTTTCATATTGTTTGATTTTGATATTGCAAATGTATTACGAAAAAACTTTATAAAAAATTTTTTTATTAAAAAAGTTATTTATATATTTGCAGAAATCAAAACTTAATTATATGAAAATAACAACAGAAACAAAAGAGCAATTGTACATCACCGAGTTTAAAAATTCAGATGTATCTTTAGAACAATTATTTGATGCGTTTAAAAGTCATCTTGTAGCGTTGACTTGGAATGAAATCACAATAGAACAATATATAATAGAATGGTCGGATGAATTAAAAGAAAATAACAATGAAACTAATTGAATTTTTTAAACAACTATTTTGTAAGCACAGATGGGCTTACAATTATAAAAAGAAGTATTACAGATGTAAAGATTGTCACACTAAATTAAATAAGATATGAACATATTAGAAAAACTGATTTCAGAAAATGCGAAAAATAAAAATCAATTCGCAAAACTTGTTGGAGAAACACCGCAAACAATTAACGCACAGGTAAAGTCAAAGAATCCACTTTTACCCGCTTATAATTACGCAAAGATTTTAGGTAAAAAAGAATTGAAAGGAAATGCTAACGGAATAGAAATCCATATTATATTTGGGTAACTTAATTAAAAAACCACCTTATAACAAGGTGGTTTTATTTTTTATCCAATTAATTACAATAAACAAAACAAATAGTATTCCCACAAGCCACATAAACCGATTAGCGACGATTTTAATAGTTTCTGAATAGTCAACCTCTTTAGTTTTTTTTTCTTCTTTAAAATCAACGTTTTGCTTTTCCTTAATAGTTTCTTTTGAGTTGTTATAAATTACCCTTGTATTGTAGATTGTATCCTTTCCTAAAAGAATAGGTTTATCTAAATCGACAGGTTCTAATGTAAACGAGTTACTAAACTTTGTTATATCAGTTTCGGTTTCGCTTTTAATTTCAGTTTCTTCGCTTGACTTTTTAACGCTACCGCAAGAAAATAAAGTTAAAACTAAACAACCTAAAAGTAATTTTGCTAATGTACTTTTAGATTCATCACCTAAAAAATGTTCACATTTACCATCTTTAAAAGGCACTTCTGTAAAGTAACTTTGCCACATTCCATCTATTGCCTTGTACCTTTTGCAATTGTCTTTTAACGGGCAATTAAACCCGCTACATTTTGTTATATCAGCCATAATTATATATTTTAAAAAAACAAATTTGTACATAAAATAAATAAACTAAATAAATGTGTAATTCGGGCAATTTGTCCGTTAAGTTTATGATGTAAAAATCCCTCTATTGCTTTAGGTGCGTGTTGATAACCATTCCTATGATGCCAACTATCAGTACCACTTGGACTTCTTAAAGTTTCAACACAAACTCCCATAACATCCTTACTTACTTTATGGTGCAAATGGTGTGTATAAAAATATTTATGTTTGCACGATTGCCAACTATCCGATTCATGAGCCATTAATAAAGCTAAATTTTCTGTTCTTGCACCATCTCCATGAGTTGAACCTATTAAATTATTAAAGTAAGTATAATATTTACGATGTGCTATATCAACATTAAAAGTTACATTTTCGCAATTTCTAAAATGCGTTTCTATTACTTGTGCTAAAAAGAAACCATGTGTATAATCGTGATTAGATGGATTGTAAGTAACGTGTGTAGGTGCTATTTGCATAAGAATTTCAATAACATCTACATATAATTTTTTTGCTATTATAAAATTAGTATGCCACATTCCGTCAGTATCTTGTGGTGTACCTGATGTAGTTTGTCTTTTCGGACTATCAATATGTAAAATGTCATTACCAATAATTAAATTTATTTGGTCAATTTCAAAACCTTTTACTTTATTAAGTATTCCTTTTACGCCTTGAAGTACTCTTTGAACTGCTATTTGATTATTGTAAGACTCTCCAACTTCAAACGCACTACATAATTTACCAATGTGAATATCTGCTGGGTCAATAACTAATAAATGAGCATCTTTTTTATCTTCGTAAACTATTTTATTGTATTTAGGCACATAATTTTTTAAATCTTCAATTACTTCTTTAGCTAATGTTTCAAAACTAAATTCTTTCGGTGATTTGTATAGTGGATTTGTAACACGTACACTTTCGTTCTTTGTTTTTAACCATAACATTGGAGTACTTTCTGGACTTATTCCAACATTAGTACAAGCGTCTAAAATACCTTTGTTTTTTTCTTTGTATCTTTTTACATAAGTTCTTAATAAATCAACATCAGATTTAGTTGATTTTGTTTTTAAAATAGTTTTGGCTATTTCGGTATCACTTTCAATACTTTGTATTAATTCAAATATTTCTGAATCGTAGTGTGACCATTTTGAATTTGACATAATTTTATATTTAGTAGGTTATTACAACAAAAGTAATAAAAAAAACCACATATAAAAAAAATATTTAAAAATTAACTTCTTTTAACCATTTCTTTACATCAAAACTCGGACACGCCTTATTTACTCCAAAATCCCTATGACCTTGTATAATAGCGTTAGGAAATTGTTTTTTAGCTTGTTTTATTAAGTATAAAAGACTTTCTTTTTGTTTTGGTGTTCTAGTGTCTTTTGGTTTTCCTTTTTCATCTATGCCACCAATATAACTAAAATGTATTGACTCACTATTATAACCTTTTACGCCATTAGTAACTTGTTCGTATTTTGCCAATTCGTGAATAACTCCGTTAGCATCAATCAGTCTGTGATAACCTACCGACTTCCATTTAAGAGTATTTTTCCAATAGTCTAAAATAGATTGCTTTGTTGCAGTTGGTTGGGAAGCAGTACAATGAATAACTATGTAAGAAATTTTTCTCATATTATTTTAATAAACTACCTATTTCGTTACACATTCTTTTCATTTCGTTTATCTTTTGCCTTTTATTCTGATTGTTATTTTTTGGCACTTCATTTATATAATCAATTCCAATTAAAGCGAATATCTTACCATTTCTATAATAAGGCACAACAGACAAAGCGTTAATGCCTTGCAATTCTAACATTTGTTTAGTTCTTATATCGTCTATTTCAGCCACGTTATCTATAAACATTTTGTATTCAATAACATCTTTTAACCATCTTGAATATAACGCAGTTGGTATATCTTGTAGTCTTTCTGCCTCACGACTAACGCCAGTATTTACAACTTCATAATCACAACTCATTTTAGATTTGTGTGAACCATTGTAGTAAATATCCCCATTGTGAAACCTGAAAATATATGCTCTGTCTGCTTTGGTTTTAATCATTAAATCATTTAACGCATTTTCAATAATTACATCGTCATTTATAGAATTTAACACTATGTCGCTATTTAAAATCTTTAAATCCAATAACCTTTTAATTTCGCTTGAAAAAACATAGGTTAAAAAAGAAAAAAACAATATTAAAACAAGCCACCATTTAGACTTTATAAGTAATTCAATTAGTTTTAGTAAATCAGACATTTTTAACTTTCATTAAACGTTCAACAATGTTAGTTGCTCCCTCAATAGCTATGTATGATGTTGCAATAATTACCCAATCAGTTGAAGTAATAACGCCACCGAATAACCCAGCAGACGCTACTACAAAAACCGTTAATTTTCTGCTCACCCATTTTGATAAAAATAAGTCTATTTGTTCTTTTCTGCTCATTATATTTCTCTTAATTGTAATTTTTCAAACATTCTTTTACCTACCTCATCAATTGTGTAAGTATTATAATGTTGTCCGTCATTTGTACCCCAATCACTTGGTACAGTTACTATTTCAACGTTAGGGATATTCGCAGCTACATAATCTTGTGCAGCTTGAATTGTTGAGTTGTATAAATACCCAGGAGCAGTAATATCGGCAAGTCTCAAAATAGTAAACCTCATATCCGAGCCATACGAACTATACATACGTGTTACTCGTATAAATTCAATCAAATTAGTTTGATAAGCATTCGCCCAGGCTAAATTTCCTGAATCTGCTTCACCTTGTATCCATAGAAAATTGTTGAATTTTCTACCACTTCTATTCATCATTGTTAAATTCGCCCAACAACCCGTTCCAACTAAAAATGGATTGAAGTTAACCGCTAAAGATTGACCACCAATAGCACGTTTTAACAAGTAATGTTGTTTATTGGTTTGCGATAATTCGTAAGCATTTCTGAATTCTACACCCCAATTTCCTGTTGTATCTGTTGTCTGATTAACTCCGAAAATAGTATTTTGATAAGCAACCGCAGTATCATTCCAATATTTAGATTTTTCAATAGGAAAAGTAATACCTAAATAGGCATTTTCCGCTTGATTATTTCGACCTACTGCATTAGATTGACCTGATAAAACAAATGAATCTTCCATTTCACCATAGTACAATTGCGTTTTAGTAACCCCTGATAAAGTTTTACCGCCCCAATTATTTAAAGAATTGTAGTTAACTCCATCTATTTCGATATAATCTAATAAACCATCATAATCATAAGCATTAGTACTTGCCCATCTTCCTATATATCTGTAACTAATCGGACTAGCAGCCAAAACAGTTATTGATTTAAAGAATTGTCCGTTAATATTACAAGTTAACGTTGTTCCTGATTTAATGAATTGAAATTCGAACGAGCCATTTTTGTAAAAATTACGAATATCTTGAATACCTCCAGCTACAATTCCGAAATCATAATTTACACCACCCGTTGAGAAAAATATGTTTTGATTTTGAAAGTACAATCCATTTCCTGTTGCACCTGCTAAAATCATAAATCTTTTTTCCGAGCCTTTTCTATCAATTCTGAATTTTACATTCCAATCATTTGCAGTAGTTTGAGTAGTTCCGAAATCAATACTATTTAAATTGGTGTTAAAAAGTAAGCCATATTTCACAACATAAGGTGTTGTTTCGTATGTTAAAATATTACTTCCTGAAGTAGCAGTAACCACGCAAGTAATTGGCAATCCCTCATCTGTTATTAAAGGTACATAAGTGTTTGTAGTTGCTCCCGAAATATTGCTTGAATTTCTTTTCCATTGATAAGAAATAGTTGCAGTTTCATTATACAAACCATCTGTAACAATTATACCACTACCACCAACAAGATAATCACCATAAGTAACAGGTGCTGAAATCATAGTAAATATAGTACCTACAATATTAGTATCACCTGCCCAACTATTAGCGTGAACAGCACCCCAACTAATATTATTGTTAACTGCTCCTTGTCCCCAACCTATATCATTATTTTTCGCTCCTTGTCCCCAATCGCTCATTTTGTACTTTTTTTAATTGTTCAACTTTAGCTAAATATAAATTTAACTTTTTAAAATTCTCTATTTTCGGTTTATTATATTTGCCAGCCACCATAAAAATTGTTTGTATCAGGACTTACATCTTCATTTGAATTACTATTGTATTCAGGATATGTACTTTGATTAAAACACATAAAATCAATAAATCTTTGAGTATAGCTTTCTGCAATATCCCTTTCTTTTTCAACTAAATAATCTACTTCTGCTTTATCTACGTTTGTAGCACTTTCAGAACTATGTTTAAATAATCCTTTATTACTTAAAGTATACGCTGCAAAAGGTAAATAGTAAACCATTGCCCAATGTACTAACATAGGCTTAATGTAAGTCACTAAAAGACTTTTATAATCTAAAAATTCAGGTTCATTTATATCGTCGCTTAAAATCAAATCTTGTAACTTTTTATATAATTGCGAACCTAAATAATTTTGTATTGTAATGTCTTGACTAATTTTGATGTACTCGATAAAATCATCAGCATCTAAATTGCCATTTGCTATTGTAAATTTCTTTACGTCTTCTGTTGATATAAGTAATGCGTACATAATTTAATTATTTTATATAAGCTCCTCTTGTAGGAGTGTCTATTGGTCTTGTAGAAACTAAAGATTCATTTTTAATAACGTATCCATATTGTTCTGCTTTACGACTTGCAATTTGTTTAGCTTTTGGTGAATTAACATCAATATTAACTCCTTCAAAACTTGCGTAAACTTGCTTATTCCATCTATGATGGCAGAATTTTCCGCCTTTCCATAACCATACGTTTACTAAAGGACTTCCATTAGGTCCTAAACCTTTTTTCTCACCATCTGCATTAACTCTAACCTCGTTTACTTCTTTGTTTGACATTGCTATAATATCTTCTTTTCTGTAAATCTTTTTAGCGTCAATCATTTTTTGGCAAAACTTTCTACTTTTTGAAGTTGTTTCACCTGCGTAAACATATCGAGTTATAAAACGAACTCCGTCAATAGTTTCATCTTGTTGGCTTTTTGCGTTTCCTCTTGCAGTACCGGTACTTACTAAATTGATTATTTTAGATAATAAACTTTGATTTGATTCTTTAGATAACAATTCATTTTCTGCATCGTCATTATCGTAATCAACTTCACTTTCATCAATTAAAAGCCATTTATCATTAGGTGTTTCACCTAAAGAAATTAAAGCATCTGCAACTGAATCATCTGAACTATTTTCACTTAAACAACAAGTATGCGCTGAAAGTTGCGTTCCTGTTTCTTCTGCAACTTGTTCAGAAGTTTGTGCATTTTCTAAATCGGTAAACTCTAAAGGTTGAATAGTTTTAAAGTATAATTTCAACTTGATATTATTAACCGCTAAAATAGTATCTAACGCTTCAATGATTTCAATCTGATAAGGTTTTATTACTAAATTATCATAAAGTAAAGTAGCAGTTTTAATTTCGTCTGCATTGTTTGAAAATCCACCACCTGAATCACGAACTCCTAAAAGCATCGGACTTGTAACTCTATGTCCTACAACTAATTTTTCAAAACATTCTTTAGCCAAATACTCATAATGTTGCGGTGCATCATTTAATGGTATATCAGTTACTTCAGTTGCATTTTCTTTGCTACTATTAAAAGATACGATTACCTTTTGACCTTTTGCACCTGTTAATTTACGTTTTACATCTGCAGAAATTTCTTCTCTTTTTTCTTCGGGTGGTATATTGTTATTAAAGTTTACTACTTTAGTACCACTAAAACCATTCATTACATCGTTAATCAAATAATCAGAAATTTCTTCTTCTAACTTTGCATAAGGTAACGCACCGCTATAATCAATCGGTGTATAATAATGGTAACCGCTTACATAAGGTCTTACAACATAAAGTTCAACTTCTTTTTTATTTCCAAAACCAAACGCAGGTATTCTTTTTAATTCATCACTCGGTTTTTTATTCGCCCAATCAGGATGATAATACCACGCTTCTATTTCGCCTTTATCGTTGCATTTTTCAGCACGTAAAGTATGTATAGGAAAATGTTCAATAAATTTTACTTCGCCCTTTTCATAAACAACTTGCATAGCTGCCATTCCTAAAAGTTTTCGCTCTAAAGCAACTTTCTTTAATGCGTTTGGTTTTATAATAGAAATCATTTTAGCATACTCATCAGGCTTTTTATTAGCGTCTAATGCTGATACACCTTTTCCGTAAATCATATTACTACACCCCGTAATAATAGCGTTGTTTGTGGTGCTATATAAATACCTGTCAATTAAAAACTGAAAGTAGTTATTATCTGCTCCATATTCCACAAAATCACCTTTTTTACTTTCGTTAATTTGCGGACTTGTATAAGCACTTAAATTTAATACATACATAATTATTCAAATATTTTATATTCGTTTGTTGTTACGTGTTCAACGTAAGCATCTTTGTTTATACTATACGTGTCTAATGTTTGATTAGTACAAAATATCTTATCCCTATAAACGACATTTGTACCATCCTTAATTGTCAAAGTATAATATTTACTTTCTTTAATTGGAAAAATAACAGAAGTAGTAACAAAATATTTATCAATTGAAAAAACAGCATCAATTTCAGTTTCAATATTAGTTTCTTCATCACGCAAAACAATAGTATCCGCACTACTACCATATATAATAGCGTTTAATGTTTGTGCGGTTGCTTGCTCTTTTAAAATAATCATATTACTTATTTATTTAAAAACAAGAATTTAACATTTTTGTTAAAATAAAAAAGGAGCAATCAATTAAGATGCTCCTTTTTAAATTCAAAACTATGAAAAATTAAGAACCTGAAACCACTGTAAATCCTGCAGCCGTTAAAGTGTCACCAATAAAGTTAGCAGGTGCTTGTTCTTGACCTGTAAGCGTTAATGTATAACCGCTTAAATCACCCATTGCACCACCTGTAACAATTGTACCACCCGTAACCTCGCATCCGTGTTTTAAACCTGCATAAAAGAAATTTCCGTTGTTATCTTCTACGATAACCTGACTTCTTCCAAACGCCATCAACTTTAATTCTTTATGGTCTTTAACAGTTAACTTTTTAAAAGTTAATTCTAAAACTTGTTCGTAAAACGTAGTTCCGTTTTCTCTTGAACTATTAATGTTTTGAGTAAAGGTAGACGCACCTTTTAACTCATATTTGTAAGCAGTTGGAGTACCTGCTACCGCATCGATAACATCCGTATTTGTTACATCGTAAGTGTATCCTGTTGCATCGCCATAATTAACGAAGTAAACGTTTTTTAAACCACCTACTGAATCCTTACAAACTTCTAATCTTCCTAATGATAAATCACAAGACATAATGTTTATTTTTTATAAAAAAAGGCGGTGTTTATTGCACCACCTTTTTAAGTTAATATTTAATTAATTACGCTGGAGTATATAATACGATTTCTGAACCGATACCATATTGAACCGCTGCAGTAAATCTCATAATTACATTTACTGTTTGTGCTCCTGTAACTTCTGCTTGGTCAATTACTCTCACTTCGTTTTGGTCTGATAATAAACCTGTACCAAAATATAAGTTTGATTTTTGAGCAGCCATCATATAGTTAGAAGCTAATCCGTTTGCAACAAATAATTTAACACCATCAAAAGATAATGAACCATTGTTAAACCATTGTGTACCCATTGCGTTAGTTCCGTTGGCTCCTAAACCTGAAGCTCCGAAACCGCCCAAAGCACGAACATAAGCACGAGCAACATTTTGAGAAACATAGATATATAAATCTTCTTTTCCGTAAAGTGCAGCAGGAATAGCATCAACTACTTTTCCTAATTCTGTGATAACATTTGCAGCAGTAACAGTTGTACCTACCACATCAACAACAGTTGCATCAGCAGTAGCTAAAGGAACGAATCCGTCAAATTCACCTGCGTTTGCAGTTGCACCTCTCCAGATGTTAGTTTCCATTTTTTCAGCTACTTTAGCAGCAACGTGTCCGATTAAGAAATCAGCAAATGATTTTGGTAAAGTGTCAAAAGCAGACATTCCCATTTCAATTGATTGCCAAGTTGAACGGAAATCTTTTTTACATAATTCAAGGTTAACTTGAAACTCCTCAGGAGTGATTACTCTTTCTGTAATTGTTACAGTTGAAGTTGGGTCAAAAGCACAAGTAGCATTTTTTACAATTGCATCCGTAGCAATTCTATTGATAACTGATTTATACTTTACGTTTGGCATTACTTCGATACCACCATTTTCAATAGTAGTAGCCGATAATAATGCAGCAGATATGTATTTCTTTGAAAACTCACCTGCATAGGTTGTTGTGATACTTGTTGTAGTAGCCATTTTTTTTATTTAATTAATTTGCGATTTTACTCATTACTCTGTCGAAAGTTGTCATTTCTCTACCTTGAGAGAAAAGGATTTTTTCAACGTTTTGTTTAGCATCGGGATTGTGTGTTAAAGGTTCAGCTGATAATTCAACTACTTCTTTAACTTCCGTTTGTTTTGCTAATTCTGTTTTTAAAGATTCGATTTCAGCCTTTAAATCTTCAATTTCTTTTGAAAAATGTGATTCTCTTACTGTTGATTCAATTACCTTTTTAGCTGTTGGTGTTGGTTCCGCTGCTTGTTCAACTTCTACTTCAACCTCTGGAGTTTCCTCTTCTGTTGGTGCAGGTTCTTTGATTTCAACAATTTCACCCTCAACTGCAACTAAAATCATTCCGTTATCAAGAATATAATCACCTTTTGGCAATGCAACTCTATCTTCACCATTAACAATAAACACAGGTTGACCTGCTTCGAATACTTCCGCTTCGATAACAGTCCCATTGTCTAAAGTCATTTGCTCTAATTGGATTTGCATCCCTAAAAGCTTTTTGATTTCTGTTAGTACGTTTGACATATTAATAATATTTATTTAAAAACAAGGTTTGTTTAATGTTGTTGTATTTTGTTAAAATCCAAACTTTTTAATGTTTGATATTATTTGATTTATTATATCAATTCTGTTTTTATAATCTTTAGTTACACTTAAAGCTTTTTTATAATCAGTTTGTTGATTTATATCTAAACCTAAATCTTTTGCTTGACTTTCTATTTTACCTAATAAACTATTTATATTAGATATTTCAGAATTTAATTTCATTTCAGATTGTTGTGCTACTTTCATTACATTATTTAAAGCAGTTTTTACATCTGAATAATAATTAGCACCTTGGTCAGTTCCTGTTGTTAATGCTTTTAAATCGTCAATTAAACCTAATTCTACTTTGTGCGTTCCTAATTCCGTTTTAGGGAATAATTTACTGAATACTTGTTTTTCTTGTGGTGTCATATTATCCGTTTACTCTAATTATTACTCTTGTTCCGTTGTTTTCTGTAATGGTTACGTTATCAACACCGCTTGTTTTACCAATACCTTGATTTTGTAAATCACCATTGCAACATTCTTTACTATAAGTGTTATCATCACATAGACAACCACGCTTACCGCCCGTCGGACTTGTTTTACTTTTTGTTTTCGTGCTCATTTATTAATTGTTTTAATTGTTCTATAATATTTTCTTGTTTACTTAATTGCTTTTTTTCTTCTAACTTATCAGCAAAATAACCCTCTAATGAAAAACCTTTTACTTTACCCGTTTTAACATAGTCATTCCAAATAGTCTCGTCTTCAACTTTTACCGAAGCCATCCACGTACCAACTGGAACGCTTAAATTGTAAATAGCACTTTTGTCTTTTGCGTTATCTTCAACTATCCAACTTTCAACTACGGTTAGACCTTTGATTTCTTTTCCGTGTTCTAAAGTCCAATTGTTCTGATTACCATTTTTAAAGAATAATTGACTCGCTTTGTTTACTGTATCTTTTGAAAAGTAGATATAATACTCATCTTCACCATTACGTCTGTAAATTGGTTTTTCAGGAATTAAAACCGCACCCATTAAGATACGTTTTTCGTTGCTTACTTCTGCAAGTTTTATTTCTTCTGACTTTAACGCTACAAAATTAGATTCAATTGCAGGAGTTGAAACCACTGAAATAGCATCAACACCGCTTAACTCATCTTTGTCGTCTATAATTAATTCAATTAAATTCATTTTTTTTCTTTATTTAAAAACAACAATTAATATTTTTTGTTATATTTGTGCTTTGAGTTTTTTCATAGTTTAAATTTTTTAGTTATTAATCATTAAAGCCACATATTAATTTATGTGGCTTTTTTGTTTTAAGGATATAACCTTAATTTTTATTTTTATTTTAAGGATATAACCTTATCCTAAACTTGCGTTTTGTACTATGTTTCTATCTAAACTTTGTGCAGTTGTTACATTGTTAGCAACTACATACGCCTGAACAGGTTGCTGATTTCCTAAAGTTTGAGCAATTTGATTTACTCCGCTATTACCTACAACGTTGAAACTCGGTGCAGCAGTAGCACTACCACCAACAGAACTCGCACTTATTGAAGGAGCAGAACCACCTCCGCCACCACCTGGAACTTTAACAGAAACTATCTTTTTAACAGTTGCAAATCCTGTAGCAATTGCTCCAGCAGCAGCAACTCCACCCGCAACAATTCCAGCTGGACCAGGAATGGATGCAACCATACCTTTATATGCTGACATTGAAGATTGTAAAGTGTCAACGGTTGTAGCAGCAATAGCCATAGCCTTACCAGCTACTGTATTTTTTCCTAATAATTCTGATGCTGTCGAAAGTGTTTGACCAATAGCCGCAACCATTTTAGCTTTAGCCTGTGCTTCTAATTCATCAATCTTTATTCTTGCATCTGCATATTGCTGTTTTAAAGTTGTTCTTTGCTCTTCTGTTAAAGTTTGGTCATTTGTAATTGTATTTTCTCTTTCTGTTAATAAATTTCTTTGCTCTTCAAATGATAATAAATCAAATTCTTTTTTAAGCTCTAAATCTTTATAAAGTTGTTCTTGGTCTTTTAATCTTTTATCTTCATCATCTTTTAACTTATCTTCTTTTTGTTTATCTTTTACTTTCTGTTCTTCTTCCTGTTGTTTTAAAAGAATTCCGTTTCTTTCGTTTAAATATTTTATTTCAAGTTCATTAGTATCAATTTTATTTTTTTCTAAAAGTGCTTTTTCTTTTTTAAATTTTTCTTCTAATAATTCGAGTTCAGTTTTACCAGCATTTGCATTTTGAATCCTTGCATCGTCTGCTATTTTTTTAGCCTCGTCGAATTGCTTTTTTAATTCTTCTTTTGCCTTATCTTGTTGCTCTTTTCTACGTTGTGCATTTTCTTTAGCACTTGAAACCTCTGCTGTTTTAACCTCAACTAAATGCCTATCCTGTATGTCTTTCTTTTCGTCAAGTGCTTTTCTTACATCTTGATTTTGTTTATTGAATTGCTTAATACTTTCGTTTGCGGTTTCTTGTTGCTTTTTAATAACTTCTTCATCTGCACCCGCAGCTTTTAAACTTGCTAAAGTATTTAAATTCTTTTGATAGGTATTTTCCGCAATTGCTCTTTGTGATTTCTCATAAGCTATTTTTTCATCAATCAATTTTAATTCAAGTTTACGAATAGCCTCGGCACTCATTCCACTTGCTTTTGCCATTGCAAGTTCTTGCTTTTGCTTTTTATCGAATTGCTCCGAGTTTCTTTCAAGAGTTTTAGTCTGACTTTCTAAAGCAAGTCTATTTTTTTCAACCGCAGCAGCATTATTTTTAGCTGCTTCTGAATTATCCATAAAGTATTTAGTCAAAGCCACACCCGCTGCAATAAGAGCAACAACAGCTGCTATAATTGCCCCTATTGGATTTGCAGCCATAGCAGTATTCCATAACCACTGCCCAGCTGTAACCGCTTTTTGAACTATTGTAAATTTTTGAGCCGACGAACTTAATGCTTTAAATGCAACTGCACCCTCACGAATACCACGCACACCCTCAGCAAGTGCCATAGCTCCCTGAACTTTTAATAATGCTTTTTCAAGTTCCTCACTTTGTCCGCCTGTTAAAGCCATTGCACCTTGTACACCTGCAAAAGCAGAAGTAGTACCTTGCAACGCTCCGCCTAATTTTGTGTCAAATGTCGTAGCTGCCGCATCAACAACCATATCGGTTTGCATTTGCACACGTCTATAATTACCAACAGACGCAAGTAAATCTTTATACTCTTGAGTTGCTGACTGACCTGCTAAAGCTAATTCATAAAGTCTATCTTCTGCCTCACCCATTCGAGCAGTTAAAGGTTTTAAATCACCGTAAACTTCCTCAAAAGACGCATCAACGCTTTTAACTGAATTATCAACTTTCTTTAGTGCCTTATCTAAATTATCTAAACCGCCTACTGCTTGGAGCGTGTTAACATCTATTTCAATCGTCTTTGTGATAGCCATTTTACTTGGTTTTTAAATTCTTGTAGGTTACTTGGTATTTTATATTTTCCTTTTGCGATGTCGACCGCTTCACTTGTTCCCAACTTTTGGAACTCAAGCATTTCAATAATTAGTTTAAGCATTTTGTATAATTGGTATTTCAATATTTATATCTACTCCTAATTCGTTTTCCCATTTTCCTGTTATATATCCTATACGTTGCGAACCCGTTGTGTTTTGTGATATATCTACTCTAATAGTTGTGTCGTTATAATAATCCGTAGGTATGTAATCAATCCACCCATAAAGCGACGCTTGTAACTCTATATCGGGACTTACATTACGTAATAATAATACTTCAATAGTTTGCTCTCTATTATCAACTTCGTAAAATGGTTCAAAAGAAAATCTATTTCCAATCGGTACTTCGCCACTACGATAATCAGTTAATAATTCTAACGTAGTTTCACCACTTGTTAAATCAGTTGTTAGCTTGTTTATAGTGTACTTTTTATCCCTTATGATAATTCTATCGTTTAACTTAATATCAATCAACTCAACAGGATTAAAATAGCATTTTACAATAACTAATCTACTTTTGATATTGAATATATTACCCAAATAGTTTTCGTAGTGTCTTTTGTAAAGTCCGTTTGAAACGTTTGACAAAAACCACGTTGATATTTCTTCACCCCAATTTAAAGTTAAAATAGTTCCGTTACTATAATCGTTTGAGAATCTTCTGTATTGGGTTATATGCTGATGTCCGCCCGTTGTTAAATCGATTCTAATATTTGGAGTTACTGTCTGCACCCCATTATCGTACATCAATAAAGGTTTCGGTAAATAGTTAGCTAAATCAATCTTTTTAAATGTTAGCGTTTGAAAATCACTATTTGTTTTACGCTCATACATTGCATTTTCAAAAGGTAATTCAACAGTAAAAGTTGAACTTTCTAAACTATCAATTTGTTCATAAGCTAAATCCCCATAAGCAAAATTACGTGTTGATAAAAACAAGTCATCAAATTTTGTATTTAATATATTTTCAGATTTTTGATACTTGAAATTTATACTTTTATACATCGAAGTCTTTTTTAAATCAATTTCATCAGTTATAACATTTGCTGAAATATCATTATAACGCCCATCATTGTAATAAAGTTCTAACGGAATTAACTCGTAGGTTGTTTCATCTTGCGGAATTATAACAAGGTTAAACATTTTGATAAGTCCGCTAACCAAATCAATTAATTTAATATCTGGTGCGTATCTTCCAACGTATATTACAGAACCTATTGTTAATGTAGTTGCAGAAGCCGTATAAACTACGCTTGTAATACCAAAAGACCTACGATATAAAAGAGTAGTCGTAAAAGTAAAACCACTTTGAGAACTTATCGAAACTGAATACTTATCTTCTAAATTTTGAGTAGTTATAGTTCCTGTAAAAAAATTACGAATACCACTATTACCTACAATATTTACAAATGAATTATCTAAAACTCCATTCTTAAAAATTAGTATGTCGTATGGTTGTGTACTTGCCGTATTTACAGAAACACTTATAGAACGATTGTTGTCTAAACCTGGGAATATTTCAAAACCTACCTCATCAGTTGTTAAATCCATTTCTGTAAAATCAACGCTACTCTTTGAAGTAAAATTAACTTTCAAAGGCGATACCTTTGGGATAAATGTTTCTGCGTTCTTAAACAACATCCATAACTTTGTAAATTGTGGATAATCTAAAAATGCACCCGTAAAATTTAAACCATATCTATCGGATATTTTTTGCATTATAATAGACAAAGGAACAGCTGGAAATAAAGTATTCCATTTTATAGAACCCGCATTAATTGTAACATCATTACTTCCTCCTGTATTGTAATCGTAAATCCTATCATTCGCAAATAACGGATAAGATACATCGTAAGAAGTGCTTGTAATTCTATTGATTACTTCTGTACTTGTATATGTATGGTTTAAACTACTGAAATCTAAATTAGCAAGTTTATCCTCTTTTAAAATATCTTTGATACTTTTAGCCTTGCCATAAAATACAATACTATAAGCGTCTAACATTCCGTTTTTATACTTCACATCGTTTAACGCAAACGCACCCTCTCTAAAAGTACGTGTGTCTATTTTAATATATCCGTTGTATTTTACCCTATGGTCAAAACCACCATCAATACTACTTTCGTACCAATGCTTAAATATTTCGTTATTAGTCGGACTTGCTGGAATAGTAAAACTTTGAGTAAAATCAGTTTTGGCTTTTGATACATCGGCAATATCTTGAACAGATGAAGTAACTGAAATTTTTTCATCTTCAAACAATTCAATTCTTTTTGCTATTCCATCTATGTAAATATATAAAGCTACCATTATATTACATCGTTTATTAGTCCGTAGTTGTATTCAAATTCAACTTCGTAGTTAATATTTCTATCTTTTAAATGCGTCTTAATATCAGCACTTTGACTTTTTACTATTGCTGGTTTATTGTCTAAAAGTACAACCTGACTTAATAATAAATCTTGAATTAACTCGGAATAGTTTTCATCAACCCACCCCGTGTTACATTTTACTTTTTGCTTACCTTGAAAATTGAACCTTTGTTTTTGTCCTTGTAACGGATTGTAATCTATTGAAGATGGTAACAGATTGTAATCTTTTGAAGTTACATCTATACCTTGTTGATTTGCTTTAAAGAAAGTTAGGAATTGCCAACCACCAAAACGATTAATAAATTTACAAACTATTGGCGTGTATTTTGGTTCGCATAATTGTTCAGCGTAAAAGAAATCAGATTCTACATTTTCTTCTTCTTCCAATATTGGAAACTTCCACATTCCACGTTCAGTTACATCAACATAACCATAAGAAGTATCATAGTTTTCAATTTCTAAAAAGAAGTTAACATAATTAGTATCAAAATCCTTAACGTAATTTTTAATATCTAAATTGAATAATGGTAAAATATCAGCATCTGTTACTTGATTATAACCGTTTGAATAATTAGTATACCCATTCAAACATACATAAGTTTCAGTATCTAAAAGAGTATCATTTGAATATCTTTTAACTTTCATATAACACCATGTATCAACTTCTTCTTCTGCTGGTGCTGATACGCTAATGGGTGCAATAGGTTTAATAAATGCAACTGCAAAATTAGATACATTCCACGCTATATCCGTTTGTGATGGACTTGGTACTGCTTTAGTTAAAGTATAGTTTGGAGTTGTTGGTTCTGTATCGCCTTTATTCCATAAAAAAACCTCAATCTTTGCGGAAGTTTGACCGACCTCGTTAACCTCGATAAAATACGGACTTCTTATAAATATTTTTTTCATTTCTTATTAATTGTATATTGTAAAAATTGTTCTACGTCTAATCCGTATGCTTCTACTAATTCATCAGGTAACCTTTCAAACGCTTTCTCAAATGGTTTAGTAAAAAATAAACTCGGCTTAATACCATTCTTAAAAATTCCTTTTGCAATTAAAAAAGCAGTTGATTTATAACTCATAAATTTACCATTTTCTTTATTACGAAATTGAAATCTTCTTTTTGTAACCCAATCTTGTATAGGTTTCAAAGGTGGTCTTTTACTTTTATAACTAAATGGTGTATCGTATTTCTTTTTAGTTCCGCTTACTCCTTTGTCTTGAAAAGTTCCGTAATCTTCCATTAAAAAAGCCATTCGAAAACTATTTGCACCTACTTCAATTTCTTTATCTAAAGAATTATAAAGTTTCTTATCAACGTTTTTACCTTGCTTTGTTAAATTGCTCCTACTTTGCTGAATAACATATTTAGCAAATGCGTTTAAATATTCCTTTGTGTTTGTATTCGTTAACATATAGTCATATCATTACGAACTACAACATCGAATGTTAACGCCCAACCTGCTAAATCGTTTTCAAAACGTTCTGTAAAAGGTTCAAAATTTGGTGAACCTGTCAACTCCCAAAAATCATTTCTTAAATCACCACGATTTAACCTATCCATTACCCTAACTCCTAAACTCATTTGCGTATTCCAAACATCAACTTTATTACTTTCGTCTTTTTGATTAAGTAAATCCATTAAAAGAATAGTAACATTAAATTGTATTACGTTTCCCTGATGCGTTGCCGAGTTAATCATAATATGCGACAAAGGAAATAATGTCCTTTTAGCTAAATCTACTTCGAAAATGTCACCCTCTGTAACTGTATTTACAAAAGGTTCATCAAGTAACGCTTCTTTTATTTTATTTATTAAACTATACACCATTTCTTTTTATGTTTTTTATTTCTATTTCTGTTTTTTCCTTTTCAAAACTTAACCACATCATTAATTGTGTGATGGGAATTCTTGTAACGGCATCAAATTTGAGTACATCTCCTTGAGCTGCTGCATAGAGTGATTGATACCAACCCCATTTTTTTCCAAAATGTTCTTCGCTTGTTCCGATTGTTCCACTTCGTTCTGTATAAAGTCCGCTAAACCGCTCACGCAATCGTTGAGCAAAGTCCAAAAAAAAAGCATTGAACCAAGTGCAACATCTAAAGGCATATACTTTAAAACTTCTGCCATATCTTGCGAATCTTTGTTGTATTCTTCAATAGTATACAAAGACTTTGTTTTGTTTTTAATCGGTCTGTAAAGCACCGCCATAGCTTTGTGTAATGTTTGCGTGTCGCTTAAATAACTTTCCAAATCGATATACTCCCCAGAAGTAATATCTTCTAACTTCGGTATGAATCCAAACTCATAAACCCCTAACTTAAACGTGTTAGTTAGTTTTGGTTTTTGTTTTAATAAATTATTTAAATGCGTCAATATTTCGCTTACTTCTGCTATTCTAATTCTTGCAACATCTTTTAATTCTATGTTACAAAATATTTCAATTGTCTTTTGATTAACAAAATCACTTGGCTCATTATTTGAAATTAACTTCTCAAACCTTTGATATTGATAAAGAGTTATTTCGTTTAGTGTTTCAGGAATGGTAATATTAATTTTCATATTCTTTTATTTAAAAACAAGGTTTTAGGTTTTTTGTATAAAGTAAAAAAGCAATTCGTTAAGATTGCTTACTTTTAATTATTTCTACATTATCAAATCTTATATTTTCATATTCTTTATTTATATCTAATTCTAAAAAAACAAGATACCTGTTATATATTTTTTCCGAAACTATTATAGATTTATTGCTGCCTATCATTTTAGATAGTTCGTTTATTATTGTATAATCTTTCATAATTTTTATATTTGATTTGTTGCTTGTTGGTATGCTTGAATTAATTTTTTAATCTCGCCCACGTTTCTTGGTAAGTTTATTTTAATTTGTCTACCTGTTTTTTTGAGTAGATATATTTCAACTACTGCAATCATTTGTCCGTATGTAGGTTGATTAGTAGACATAGTAATTACCTTTGTTTGGTGTTCCTATTGATTCCATTTCGTGATACCTAAAAGCATCTATTGCGTGGTTAAAATTATCAATAGGTTTATTTAATTTAGCACCCGTTTTTTTATCTTTATCCCAAGAGTATTTTCTTAACTCGTTAATTAAATTAGTACTTGACTTTGTAATTAAATACTCTTGTTCCTGCATAACTTGAATACCAAAGTTAATACTATCAGTACCTTTACGAACTGCTCTTGCATTAATTCCAAATGCTTTTAATTCCGCTATTGATTTTGGTTCTGCACTATCACAATAACAATCTTCTTGCGTTTTAATAAACTTTGCTATCTGACTATTTGATAATTCTTTTTGGTAACATATTTCGTTTATGATTCTTTTATCATTCCATTTGTAAACTTCAACTATTGCGGTTGGATCATTTGAATATCCAAAGTCAAGACCATAACCTAAAAGTCTTGCATCATTTGGTAATACATCAATAGTTTGCCAATTGTTAAAAATAACTCCCTCAAGTGTACCTATCTGCCCAAGTCCGTAAACATTGTACCAATTATCCCAATATGCAGAAGTCTTTGCTTTCTCTTTTGCTTTTAAAATAAAATTTAGAGCAGATTCAGGACAAGCCTCGTTATCTAAATAATTAACAATTATAAAATCAACATCGTTATCATCTTTTAATTCAGTATGAAACCAAAACTCGTTGACAGGATTCCAATCTAAATAAACGCCTTTCTTTGTTCTTGATGCCAATTCTGTATAAGCGTGAAATGTCATATTATTAGCTTCATTCATATAAAGATAATCACGCCTTGCACCTCTTAATTTTGAATCATTATCCGCACTAAAAAATTCTATTTGAGAACCATTTGCAAAAGTATATTTAAAATCGGTTGCGTTCCATCGGCTATCAACAAAACGCCCCGTTTCAATCATTATCTTTTTAAAGTCTTTCATTGCACCACGTTTAAGATGTGGTATTGATTCCGCTACAACTGATATTTCAGTAAGTTTTGTTTTCGTAGCTATATCAATTAAAATAGGAAGCACCGCAAAAGTTTTACCTGCTGAAGTGCCTCCTTGTATTCCTTTGACAAATTTTGTCAAATTTAATATCTTATTTATTACTGTTGTTCTAACAAACATTACTTATCAGGAAATAAAGGTTGTTCAGTTACAATTGTATTTTCTTGTCTTTCTACTAAATTATTTAATCGTTGTGTAATAGATGGATTGTAGATTCCAGCCATACCTCCCTCGATTTGGTCTGTTCTAACTGCCTTACGTATACGTGAACAGATAGTTTGATAATCTGTATATCTTTGTTCAGTATTAGCAAAATATTGGCTTAAATCACTTATAATTTCGTTATCAAAACACCAACATTCAAAACCATCTATTGTTAATGGTCTTTCTTTAGTTCTATAAACCATTTCTGCATCTTTGCCTACATAGTCCTGAACTTTAATAGGATTTTCTTTAACCCATTTTTTATAGGTTTCAAAATACTCCCACATCTTTTCAGGTGTTTCTATATTTTTTGTTCCTTTAGGTCTTGCCATTTTTTCTCATTTCTTTAGTAGTATATTCTAATTTTAACACAATTCTATCATTATTTAAATCAGTAAAGTTAACTTGCGTTGTACTTAAATCTTCGTTATCCATTTTACCTGACTTAATATAAGTTATAAAATCCTCTAATACTTTAATAGAGTTTTCTTTAAACCTATCTTTATCAATATTATTTTTCATTTGTTTGCACCTCGTAAACACGCTCAATTTCTCTTATCATATCACGCCAACAAGAACCACAAGAAGTTGTCTTAAAATCAATGCTAAAGACTTCCTTGTAAATAATCTTTAAACGTTCCTGACTTTTGATTGTAAGTTGTTCAGGTTTGGTTGGTAAGAAATCAGTTAACCAAGTGATGTTATCATCTGAAATGCAGTTTGGTTGTCTGTAACTCCAAAGTTTGTTAAGTGCGTCTTTACGTTCATTACATCCGCAGTCTATTCCTGTTACTTCTGAAATCTTATCTACGACTGCTTTTATACCTGTTGCAGTTGTGATTTGTTCTATTGTGTCGCCAAGTCCTTTAGCTTTTCTACCTCTTGCCATTTGTTATAATTTTATGTTAATTCAATTGGTATAACCAAATCATTTTTAAATTTATTAAATTCAATTTTTGTCATAATTCCATTAGAATATTCACATTCGTAATACAAACGCCCTTGTGAATCATCTTGTATTAATTTTACTGATTTTAAATAATATTTATTTTCCATATTTTTTATTTTAAATTGTTATAATCTTCTTGAAATAATTCTCTTAATTTTTTCTTGTGTGCTTTTAGCGAATGAAATATACTCACAAAACTTATGCCAGTTTCTTTTGCTAATTTACGCATAGATATATCGTTATCCCTATAAATTGTGAATAGCTTTTTATCGTACATATCCCAACTATTTACTTCGGCTTCGCATTTGGTTCTGAACTTATACCATTCAATTTCGTAATTCTCATCAAAATCATCTTCTATTGGTGTATCAATTAATTCTTCTGTCCCAAATTTATTGTAGAATTGGGACAAATATACGGAACGAATAACAATAAATAAATAACCTTTGTTTAGTTTACCATTTGTAAAGCATTTTTCTTCGCTTGAATACTGATGTAATTTTAAATATACTTCTGAAACTATATCTTCGCAATAAGACCTATCAAATATCTTTGCATATTCGATTAGTTGTTTATGGTGTTGAAATAGTTTCTCTAACATTTTATTTTAAATAAATCAGGAATAGCCAAACCTGAATTAATAACTTTAAATATATAAGCCATTGTAAGAACGTTGCTATTTTTAACAAATATAGTAATTTATTTTAAACTATCACTTTTTCGAAGCTAAAAAAATTATCAACATAATCAATTTCAATATTAAAACCCTCTTGCAAATGTGTTTTATCTGTGTAACGATATTCTAAAACCCAATGCCAATGCTCTGACTTATCAATCCTTTTTGAAGGTTTGCGAGTTTCTTTTACTACTCCGATTAATCGGAATGGTCTTTGACTTGGTGCAGTTTGATTTCTTAAATCTGTGTATATCTTTGAACCTTTAACAATGTAAAATAATTTCATTTTAATTCTTTTATTTTTTGTTTATAGATTGCAATAAGTTCTTTTACCTCATCTACGCTTAATTTAAGCGGTTTGTGTCGCATTTCTAATAGTTCGCTATATTCTTTATCACTTATAACATTTTGAAGTCTTAAATCGTATTCTTTTACGTTTCCGTGTTTATGTAGGTTACATTCTACGCATTGCCCGTGTACGTTGTTTTCATTAAATCTTAAATTTGGATATGCTCCAACAGAAAAAAAATGCCCAGCGTGAAAAGTTTTACCTAAATTTTTACCACACGAAATGCAAGGTTTAAGTTTGTCTCTTTGGCGTATGTAAGTATTAAAAACTTTCTGCAAGATATTTAGATAATCAGACTTTGACATTAATTTTATTTTGATTTCTTTTTTTTCTTGCTTCCAATTTTTAGCGTTTTGCTTTTTCATATACTCTATTGAGCAGCTAATCGAACAGACAATTTGAGTACTGTTTTTAGGTGTAAACTTATCTTTGCACACTAAACATTTTCTTTCGTATATCTTAAGCATTTCTTTTTTCTGATTTTAAAAATGATATGTTTGTACGAATTGCATCGGAGCATCTATAACCTGAATCCATTATCCTACGCAATAAATATAATTCAGGCACTTCTACTTCTGCAAAATTTAAAGCTCTATTAACTGTCATCTTTTTATCAGTTGTGAGTTCATAAATTATATTTTCGTATTTCTTTTTAAATATAGCACGTTCACTTTCTAAATAGAATAAAGTTGTGTTTATCTTTTGAAGTAAAAAGTTAAGACTTTCGCCATCGTTTAGACTTACATCGTCATACGCTTGTATGTAGCTTGTAAGGTTTTCAAGTGTTTTTTCAAAGTTTGTCATAGTGTTATTTTAAAATGGTACTTCAGAATTTTCATCATAAGAATTTCCAAAAGCATCAACTGGATTTATAAATGGTAAATTTTCTTTTTCTTGTATTGGTTCGTTTTTTAAAAGTAAATTATTTGTTTGTATTTTTGTATCTACTTCATAATATCTACCAGAAGGAATATGATAATTAAATTCTAACTCTTTGCCTATTTCTCCCTGAAAAGAATATTTTGTTTTTAAGTTTGTAAAAGTAGTATAATTTTCATCTCCAAAGTATCTATAAATACAAAATCCATCATGTGTTTGATTTCTAAAGTCAGCAGAACCAGCAACATCATAAAGACTTGGTTTTTCATAAATACCTTTATCATTCTTTTTCATCTTTGTAGGGTGTGCAATTACAATAATTAAAACGTTATTTTGTTGTGCAAATTGCGTTAACCTTGAAAGTGTAATACCTATATTCTCACGTTCACTTTTATTGCCTGTAAATTCTACTTTGTTCCATGCATCAACTACAAATATATTAATTCCAAATGAAATTATTTGCTCTTTAAACTTTTCAAATAACCAATCCCAATTTGCAAACTCTCCAGCTTCTGGACTTGTTAAATATATTTTTTGGTTTGCCCATTCATGAAATTGTTTTATTTCTTCTTTGCTTACTCTTTCAGTTCCTTGCACATCGTAAAAATAATTTTTACCAATAACTTTTTGAACAAATGTTGAGTAATGTAATTCCATAGGTTGATGTTCTGGACTAAAGAAACTTGCTTTTAAATCGTTTTCTAAAACATAATTTAAAACTAACCATTCCGTAAAGTTTGATTTACCATGTGAAGGAATACCAGTACCAATACACAAATGACCAAACATTAATTTAAAAATGTTGTTTAATCCTTTCATGCTTTCATTTTTCAATTCTAAACAATTTGGTAAACCTCCATCGTATAAATCAATCATTTTATCATATAAATCTTCACTTGTAAAAGTTCCGCTTACAGGATATTTTTTTGTATTGTAAATTGATTTATTTAAAACTCCAATTTTTAAATCGTCGTTTGCATCTTTACCATCAAATATAACTCTTTCACATCTAAAACGCCCCAAACGTTGTGCTATCTTTTCAGCTACATTGTTTCCACTTTCATCATTATCAGTTGCAATATAAAAACGTTTTATTTCTTTTAAATACTTTTCAGAATTTAACCAGTAGTTATCATTATCGTTTGCACCATTTGGAATAGATATTGCGTTTTTAATTCCTATTTCGTAAAGTGCAAGTACATCAAATTCTCCTTCAACAATGTACGCTTCATCTTCTCCAATAATTGAATTTATATTGTAAAAAATTGGTTTACCATTTTTAGATTGTGTGAATTTTTTATCTCCTGAACGATATTTTTTATTTACAAGTGTATCACTTTCAAAATAGTTGAAAACAACATTACTAACTTCTTTGTTTAAACTCGGTTGATAATATTTTTCTTCTGTAATGTTAAAATGATTTAAAGTGTATTGATTTATTTTACGTTCAGTTTCGCACCACTTAACCAATTTATCAGAAAGTTTAGTATAATTTTTCCATTCTTGACTTGGTAATGTATAATTGTTTTTTACAATTGATTTTTCTACACTATCACGAAAAAATAAAGCACTACAACCATCGTTAAAACATTTTGCCGTTCCGTTATTATGCCAAACAGTTAAACTCTTATCTGATTTGTTTTTTCTACCATCATGACATGCTGGACATTTTATCTTTTCAGTTCCTGATGATTTCTTTAATTGAAGTAAATCCCAATTTTGTATATTTGCCATAATTAAAATGCTAAACCTGAATCACGAATACCACCAGTAGGTTTTCTATATCCAGAAGTTAAACTATCTTTTTTTGGTTCTTTTTCTAACCATTTTTTAGCCGTCAAATATAAAGATTTATATTTTTTATTATCCTTATAATTTTCAATACTATCTAAAATTGAATCAATAGTTTTAATATCGTAATCAATTTTTAATTTTTCTACCTCATCAATTGAAATAGATAAATGAACAAAAGAACGGTATGTATTTTTTTCTTTATCTTCTAATTCTAATTCTTCTTCTAATTCTTCTTCTACTTCATATTTAGAAACCATTCCGTAATGGTTTAAAAGGCTTTCAAACCCTTTAATAGGATTGTCTTTAGATAAATTTAAAGTATTATCTTTCAATTCGTTAGGTAATTCATTATAAATATCAATAGCACTTTTTTTCATATTAGTGTTATAATTTTGATGTTTCATAAAATTAACTAATATAATGTGATTTTTAATATACTTAACCTTTGAAAGCCTTTCAAACTCTTTTAAAGACTTTTCAATTATATCTTTATTCAATCCAGTATCAAAAGAAATCTTTTTAATTGAAACCTCATAAATTCCTAACATATTTGTTTTATCATTTGTAATTAAATATAAAAATAATAACTTTTCACTTGGTGTTAAATCCTCTATAAAAGGGTCTGACCAAAAAGCGGTAGATACACTTCTTAATTTACTCATAATTAAAACCCTTTATTAATTAAATTATAATATTCGCATGAATTAAATTCTAAACCATCGATTGTATAATTGTAAGTATAAATTTTAACTGATGTTTTAGATTGTAAATCAATATCATTTTCAGAAATATCAAAATTAAAAATTGATGGCAAATAACAAATTGTAGAATCTAAATCAATTTCTTTTCCAATTAAACAAATTTCATAATTAAATAAATGGTCTTTATTTCTTTTTTCTAAATAAGTAATAATACCTTTTAAATAACCTAATGCTTGAAAAAAAGAACTAACCGAAACTTTATCTTTTTTAAGTTCATAAATCGTAATTATACCTTTCATTTTTGTTTTAAACCCACTATGATAATAAGGTTTGCTAATAGAAATTATATCAGAAACACCATAATTTCCAATTCTTAATTGTCTGTAAAATTTACCATAATCTGTTAATCCTTTGTCAGATAATTTATCCCTATCGGATAAATAAATGATTTCTTCCAAATCTTTTTCTAAAAATTTCATACGTTCCGTATTTTAAATTAAAAAATCCCATCAAGTCAGCAGTATTGTGAGAAGTGCTTTCCTAATAGGATTTATATAATTTTTTCCGTTATGTTGTAATGCTTCTCACTTCATTACTTTTACAAATATACAAAAAAAACAATACAAAAAACAAAACCGCTAATTTATTTTAGCGGTTTTATTAACATTAAAAAGGTAAATCCGAAGCATCTACAATATCCGCTTCTACAACTGGTATTTCTAAAGGTGTTGATTCTTTAAGATTACCAAAGTAAAATTTATCTTCCTTTGTAGCACCTTTAAAATTGCTTTGAAAAGATGCACAGTTGCCGTACTTATCCACCTCATCGTTAACGTAAACTCTTACGTTTAAATAGATTTTACCATTTTCATTTTTGGTAAATGCTTTGTTACCTGATTTTGCCTGTTCTAATAATTTAGAAAAGTCAATTGAACCATAAAAACTTTGTGCCATAATAAATAAAATTAAAGATTAATAAATTCTTGTTGTTGTTGTGTTGTAATTGTGTATTTAGATTTGATTTGTTCCAACGAAAAGCCACCTTGTTTTGCTTTAAGTAAAATTTCAGTTGTTGCATTTGGTTTGTTTTGAACTGCTTTTTGTCCATCGTCGTCATCTGCACCTACACAAACAAAAGATTGCAATGCGTAACGTCTTGCGTAGCTTATTCCACTACCTTGTGCCTGTGCATCGTTTTGCTTGTTGTAGATAATTTCAGTAAGCGAGTCCATTAACTCGCCTGATTCGTGTAGTAAAATAGTTTTTACAAAGTTTTTGTTTTCAAAGTGTACTATCGGTTGCAATACACTAATACCATGTGCGTTTAAAACTGGTATTACGGCTTCTCTAATTGCGTTTAAGTCCGCATATTTAGATTTAAAGAATGGATTTGTAGCACCTTTTTTTGGGTTACTCATTTCCCCTTGTGCGTTTAGTAACGCTGTTGCAATTTGTTTCATAAAGATAAGATATTTAATTGATTAAGATTTTCAAAGATAAGAATTAAAACGATATACTCAAAGAACTTTTGCGTATATTTTCGCTAACTTTTGGCAATTCAACACCATCACTATCGTAAATAGTTTCATTTGACTTTTGAGCTACTTTTAAAAGCATTTCCCTATCTGTCAAGGCTTGTTTAAGTTGTTGCCATTTCTCATCTTCTGAATAGTTAGGAGTACTTCCGCCATTTCGATACGTTCCTTTGATGCCGAATGCTTCAAAATTTTCCGCTGGTAAACTATTTTTAAGTTCATCAGTAACAATTGATAGTACTTCATTTACTCTTACAGCTTGTGCGAATAATTCCATTTTATCCATTTCGCCACTATCTAATAAGTCAGTAGTAAATTTCTTTGCAGAAAGTTGTAATTCTTTTTTGCTTGGCAGAAAGTTATTAGTGTTAACTTCCTGTTCTTGCATCATCATTAATAAATTTTTTGTTGCTCCCATAATTTTAAAGTTTTAAATTTTGTCAAAGATATAAAATATTTTTTTATTTTATACTTTTTTTTATAAAAAAATATTAATTAAGTAATAACCAGCAATTGAACCGAACCCAGCTCCAAAAGAATATATTAGTTTTCTTTTGGTATCAGATAACGCCACACGTGAAACGTTATAAGACCAAAGTAGGCTAATTGTAAAGCTCGCTAAGAAAATGCCTAAAACGAAGCCTTTTGCGATTAATACTGTATTTATTGCAACAAGTCCTATTTGTGAGAAACTTGTAAAGAATATTTTAGTGTTTTCCATTTCTTAATATTTTTTTATATAATGTATTTATGCGTTCAGAATTTACGCCTCTTTTATAGTAGAAGTTAATTACTCTTTTAATTCTTTGTAATGGTGATTGTTTCATTTTAAAAAAACGATTAGCCTATACATCGTGAGGTTTTAAAGATAAGTTATATAAAATCAAATCACGTAATTAATATTATCTTATCTTTTG